TCGCTAACTGTTCTTCGCTCAATGGAGCGAGTTCTTGTGTTTTTTTCATATTTATTTTTAAAGTTACTTTTAAATGTGCTTTGAATGTTTCGACTCGAACGCTCAGTGTAGAATTCACGATGTGAACTCTACACTGAAAGTTCAAATCTTCTCACGTGTAGCCCAGTGGGTGTTACCCACCAGACTATCGTTGAATATTTGCCTTTCGCTGTTTATTATAGCAAGTGGGTAGGTATGTGCAAGGGTTTAGATTGGGGATAACTTTTTCATTTCTACAAATGCAAGCATCTCCTTATGTGTCTTCTTTATCAACGCGCCAAATGTGGCTATGTCGAGCATATTGCGCTTGGTGGTGAACATCTTTGGCTCACCTGTGGTGTAGGAGAAGTCACCTGACTCAAGGATAGGTATAGCCCATAGTCGGAGGCGTAGTTTCTCGGGAGGTATCTTGAAATTGATGTAGTACAGTAAGGAGTAAAAGGTGAGCTGTCCCCAGTCATCCACCTTACGCTGTGTCCATCTGTCTTTGTTGACGCTTGTCTTGAACTCATCAATCCCCGGCAAGTCACGGAAGGAGTTGTCGAGGTGTCCTGTGATTTTAATCGTGCCGAGCATACCCGCAAGTGTGTCCTCAAATATACCTGAACGGTCATTGAGTGTCGGGAGGAATAATGGATCGGCGGGAATGCGCTCACCTACTTCAATACCTATCTTCATTAAATAATTTGGAGGTTTGCGAATACCAAGGACGTAACCGTCATACCACTCGTCTTTATCGTACTCCAGAAAAGCGTTCATACTCGACCATGAAATAGTCGGGAATAGCAGTTGAGTGGTAAGGTCTCTTTCTTTAAATGGGTTTGTTTTTTTCATGGCGGTTTTTAAAAGCTAAAGCTCGTGATCTACCTTTTACCTTTCGACATTGAATGCAAATGAACGGGTGATGGTGGCTACTAATGACTCGTACTTTCTCCAGTGGGCCCTTGCATGTACCGCACACAGGAGGAGGGGGCGGTATGTATGCTTCACGACATGGGTCCTCTTGGTCTACACTATCTCTCCTATGCCAGACGATGGTGGAGCCGTCAGACAGTGTGGTGTAGGTTACATTATCAGTGAGTGTGATTATACGTTTACAGTTGATACAGGCGTGCTCCTGTATATCACTGAAGGTCTTATGTTTGTCTGTGGTGTGTGCTTTGGTGAGGGGCATGTTAGAAATTGGTAAATGCTTCCTCGGCTTTTATATCCTCTGCCTTTTTTATCTCCTTACTCCCTTTGATGATAGCGTTACGCCAAACTCTCACTTTCTTTTTACCTGTGAAATCTGTACTCTGGCCATCGGCTATAAAGGAACAGTAGTCCTGCATACGCTTACCGAGCATCTCTTTGGTTTGCGCTGAAAGATTGTTAGCCTCGCAATATAAAATGTATTGCTGGTACATCTCTTCTTTGTCCATCTCCGCGCCATACTCTTTCTCTAAGGCGGAACCTACAAACATAGCAATTGACGAACCTGAGCGCATCATCTCCACTTTTGTCTGCTCTGCGGTATTGGTGTATGAGAATTTACTTTGCCCAAGCAGTCTCGCGAGACCTCTCATCGCTAGGTTGAATAGTCCAGAGCGCTCCTCTTCGGTCGTCAGTGTTGCGATAAAATTTGGGATAACCGTTTCAATGCGATTTTCAAAGCGGATAACCATCCAGCGATTGAAGTACGCTTCATCATTCATCTCCTGTACGTCGGGGATGCGGTTACAAGCGAAGGTAAACTTTGAGAAATTGTGAAAGGAGAACTGATTGCCGAACTTATACTCACCTGTCACGGAACCACCACCTGTCGCCATCTTGAAGGCACCTGTATCTGTCACATCCCTCGCACTCAATTCATCGACAAGGTTGCCGTGCTTCTCGTATAAATGTGCGGCACTGAATTTATCGCCAGTCATTTTCTGTAATGAGATTGATGAGATGTTCGGACGGCCAAGAAGGTGAGTTACCACTTCGAGGAGTGTCGTCTTGCCGGTGTCTCCTGCTCCAACGAATATAATCGCCTTCTTAAACATATAATTTCGCCAGAAGTAAAAACCCATCCACTCTTCCACGATAAGGCGTTGCTTTGGAGTTAACACTTGATCCAAGAAGGCCTCGGTCTTCGGGCAGGTAGCCTCGGGGCTGTAGATGACAGGGAACTGATAGGTGAAATGATACTCTGGAGAGTGAGGTAGTAACTCCTTTGTCTCGAAGTCGTACACGCCATTTTTGAGAGGTATAAATCGCGCTGGAGTGTCTTGAAAGATAGAACGGGGGTGAGCAGTAGCGTCGGCTATCTTATGATAGGTCTCAGACTTAGCGGATTTGTTTACGTGTTCACCTAAAATTGTTTGTATCTCTGGATAGATGACGAGATTGTCGGCCCCGGGGCGATACATACCATCTTGGTAAATAAACATTTCGCGCTCGCGCTCACCTATGGTGATGATGTTGTACTTATTGACGATGTGCTGTGCGAGGATGTATGTGCCTTTGACTTTGTCTTTCTTAAAAAGGGTGACTATCTCATTCTCTTGCTCGTATGATTTATTTACGTCGATTATGTCCTGCTCGATTGCAAGCTCCCAGTCAAGAATATCGTATAATGTTTCATCATCCAGTGGGGGGCGACTGAGTTCAGAGTAACTCTTTAACACAACCATGCAACGATCTCTCATTCTTACACCTTTGATGTGCTGGTTTTCATGCACAAATTCTGCAATAAATTCACGCATCATTCTTTTCTTATATTCAATCGTTTCAAAAGGAGAGTCCATGTTGTTTTTTTACACACAAAAAGCCGAACAGATGATGGATGCATTGTTTAAAATGCCATCTGTTCGGTTCTTTGAGAATATAAAATATGCATCCATTCGCATATAATACTATTCACTCAATACTCATGCAAACTTTATGCTGTGGATAACTTTTTCTTTGCTGTGAGCATGAGAAGTGCTCGGTCTTTTTTCTGCTGTGTGGTCTTTTTCTTCCACATTTTCTTTACACGAATAGATATTAAGAGTGAGCGTTGTTCGGGGGTGTATTGTGCCCAGAAGGCTTTTTTTGCGAGGTTGTGTTTGATACCCATATAGTTATATATTAGCACTTGCTTGTAATAATGGCAAGAGTTTATTCTCTAAATGTAATTTGTGTTTATAAGCTCTGTGTTCGCGCATTATTGCATTCCATTTTTCTTTTGAGGGTCTGTACCTTCCATCTTTACTCCTCTCAATAAAATCCTTGCGAGCTTGTGCCAGTCTTTCAGGAAATATAACAAGCTGTATCGTTCTCCTACTGCATACACCTTCAAACTGCCTAGCAATTTCACGAATAGGCATATTACTTTTATGTAAATAACGCATCCGTTCTTTGTCTTCGTCGGTTATTTTTACCCTACGGTCAAGATTGCGAGGTAGTGGTATTGTATTTGATACGTAAGGCATTATCGTAGGTTATAGGGTATAAGGACAATCTCAATTTCAGCACCGGGTGTGGGTGTGCCTGCTTTGAGGGCTTCGAGGAGTCTTTGTTCGTTGAGGTCAAAGTATTCGTGAGGGATTTTAGTGATGTCTGTAACTTTGAGTGCTTTCTTTTCTCGAAATTGCACTGACCCGTCGTCTGTTGATGTTGTTTTCTCGACTACTTCGAGGGATTCTATCTTCTCTACGGCTTTGCCAAGGGAGAGATTGCCTCTGCCTGGGGCTATACGAGCTGTGATAGCGAGTTCTTCGGCTTTGCGTGTGTTGATGAGGATTGTCTGGTATATGGTCATCTGGGAGCGGATATGGGCGATTGCTTGCTCGTTTTGAAGCTCAGAAGGCTTCCATCTGGCACGTTCAGCCTTGGTTGCTTCGAGAAGGGGCTTGAGCACTTCGTCTTTAAGCTCAGTGATACGATCATTGAACTTATTCAACTGGGAGAGCAGTGATGTGGCCTGTGTCATATCCTCTTGGCTGTTAATGGTGAGGGTGAGCGCTTGGCTTGCTACAGGGGTAAGCTGTTTGATGAGTGTTATTTGTGTGGTCATAAAATTTAAAATGATATGGCGGTTATTTTGATTGATTTTCCTGCCCCGTCCAGTGTTGGCATTGCGTTAAAAAGCAAATCGCCTGCCCCGTGACTTGTTGTTTCGTTTGGGTTCGGGCGGTCCAGTGCTTGCTTTTGGAATAGCTCGATGATTGCATCCTCATCCGCTTTTGTGAGTGTGTAGATAATGCGTTCGCGGTTTTTGTTAAAAAAGATAATCGCTATAGGTTCCCCGGTTGCGTCCATGAGGACGGGCAAGGCTTGCCGTTCAATTGTTGATGTCGTTGATGTTTGCATGGTGTTTTGTACTGGTAAAAGTCTATAATCTAAGGTGTTATGGACTTTTTAGGATACAAAAAAACCGACTGCTAGTAGTCGGCTTTATGTCCTTATGCTATCAAGTAGCAATATGGATCGAAGCTCTAATTTGGAAATTTACACATTTCCATGAATCTTATTTTGTCAAAACGATCATTATCTTGCTTCAATGAGTCTGCTATATCACTTATCAAGTTTTTTATTTGCGCGTTCCAATAGGGATATTGTTTGTTAAAACGTGCAACAGTTTCTGCTATAAGTTCGTAGTCTTTTTTTGTCATGTTAGTAGTTTTGGATTATGAAGGCTTCTGAGTCTTCAATGCGGATCACTTGAGTATGATTTTCTAAGTCTTCGATGGTCTCTATATCGCTATAATTGCCCTGTAGCTCTTTAAAGTTCTTATACTCTGTATAATCACAACACAATCCCACTGTGTCCAGGTCTATGTCTTCACCCATATCTTCGCTTAACAGCTCTAGGTAATCGAATAAAGCACGCTTGCCTTTATAGGTGAAGTTGTTTTTATAGGTATCAGAAAAAGAATCCAAGAACATACTAAAATTTACATTTTGTTTTATCATGTTTTTATATATTACTTATTAAGTTGTCAAAGTACTGTGTCCATTGCCCTAGCGTTGCAATATAAACAGTATGGAAAGCACTATAAGGGGTATAGTGCTCTCTAACTGGTTACTAGTTGTGGAAAAAACGTGATGATCTGGTTGACGGCTTTTTAAATGAAAAGAAGTGGTTCCTTGTACCGTTCCATGTCATTATTGCCGTTTTGTCTATTGATAACCAGTATTTACCTATTTTGAACACTGTATGCGTTGGGTATTTTTTTATCATGTTATTTTATAAAACTAATCTTACTAAGTTCAATCGTCCAATTGCCGGATAGATCCAAATGGTTTATCACCCAATGTCTTGCTTCGGTTGCATTGTCAAAGTTTTTTACTATCTCACGTCTTAATATATCGCTTGATATGATGTATGTTTGCATGTTATTTGAGGTTAAGGGCCATTAGTAAATTATGCAGGGCTTCGAGGCGTGTGGGGCCGAAAAGATATTGACCGTGGTATATTGCTACGTATTGAGCTTCGTTATATTTGTATAGTTTCATGTTTATATAGGGATATTGTAGCCGTTGATAAAATTGTGGAAGGCACCTACAAGGAAACCAAGGACTATAAGGGCGAGTAATGTTTTTGTAAAATTATCCATAAATTTTTTATTAATTAACTGATATGTATACATTATATACTTACATATAATTATATGCAAGTAGAAAGGGTATAACTGTGGACAAGAAAACGGCTATACTAAGCCGTTTTAAGTTATGACATATTATGTTGGTTGTGTCTATAGTGGCAAAATGTCAATGCGTGGGTTGTATTCAATTTTATTCATGACTATATCAAAGTACCTTCTTTTGAGTTCTATGGACATAGATTTGAGTGCTTCCTGTGTTATTGATTGTATATAGCCCTCACGTGTTGTCTTTTGTTTTTTGTAGTACCTTGCTGAAGCTTCTTTTGCTTTTTGTTTACGCAATTCCTCGCGATCTTGAAGTTCTTTATATGTGAATATATTTATAGTTTTTATTCTCATGTTTTAATTCTATATGATAATTGATAAAATGGCGTTTTTCGATATAGAAATTCTATATCATTTCCAGTGTAGTCAATATGATAAAAAAAAGCAAGTTTTCTATATCATAAAAAAATGTTAGCCATTTAATGAAAAAAAGATACAGAAGATACACTATTTTTAAATTTATTAGAGTATTTTATATAATATAGAGATATATTACTAATTCTTAGTAATTCTCATATTTATAGTATTTGTAGTAGTAAGTCCAGAATTGATGCCTCTTCTGTATCCTTTTTGTAATTTTAAACAAAACGGATTTGACCATGCCTCCATTTGCCTTTTTTACGCTGTTTTTATATGTAAGTAGCACCCATAGTACCTCTTTAATAGCCTTGGAGATAGTAAGCAATACCCTTTAATAGTCACTTGCATATAACTTATACACCTATCAATACACCTTTAATGGGTATTATATGGCTATATATATACGTTTATCATGTACCCTGTACACAACATATATTGTGGGTAGGGTGGTGGTGGTGGGTATTGTGTGCGCACGCGTGTATTGATGGGTATATAGTGGTACGTGGTGGTATATGATCAATTCTATTAGGCAAAAACCCACACGGGGTGAATGGGTATAATCTATATACCCAAAATTTTGCCAAGCACTCCCAACCCCCTCCTTGACATTATCAATAAACCATGACATTGCTCTTACATATACCCTTGTGGTATAATAATAACAATTATGAAAGAAATACCCGCGAAAGGCTTCCAAATTGAAGTCACTAAGCTAGTCCCTATAAAGATAAAGGTTCAAATCTCCAACGAGATGGAGCAGTTCTGTCAGTTGTACACCACAGACCGCCAATATATGGGTGATCCGACTAAGGCGTATATGAAAGTCTATGGTGAAGAGAATAAACTCATAGCTACCCAACTAGCTAAGGAGCTTCTTTTTAAGGACCAAATCAATCAACGTATTAACCAGTTGATTGAGGACACAGGTTTCAACGATATGAACGTCGACATGCAACATAACTACCTCATAAATCAACACAGAGACCTTCCTACGAAGATGAAGAGCATTGAGCACTACAATAAGCTTAAGAAGCGTACTTCTGATGCACCTATTTTCATCATACCAAGACCTATTATGGACTGGGACGACGAAGAACCTGTAAAATTAGACGAGTCAGATGTTAAGGTTATTGAAACAAATGTCATTCACTAAAACCACAGCTACAAAAAAGCTTTTAAAGGTAATCAAGCCTATGGTTTTAAATAAATCTAAAAGAATCCTTGGTATACCTGGAGGAACCAGTGCTGGAAAAACTATATCTGTTCTCATGTTTCTAATTATGCTAGCTCAGAAAGATGCTCCGATGGATAAAACTCTTACTTCTATTGTCTCTGAATCTATCCCCCATTCGAAGCGAGGTTGCCAAAGGGATTTAAAAAATATCTTACAAGAGCAGGGTTATTGGAAAGATGCGGGTTGGAATGGCACTGATTCTATTTACACTTTTGAGAATGGATCAAAAATTGAATTTTTTTCAAGTGATAACGGCGACAAGCTAAGAGGAGCAAGACGCGACAGGTTGTTTATCAATGAGGCTAACAACGTTACCTTTGATGCCTTCGAGCAGTTAGAGGTGCGAACAAAGGAGTTTATTATATTAGATTGGAATCCGACTAATGAGTTTTTCTGGTATTCACAAATAAAACCATTTCGTAATGATTGGGAGGAATTAACCCTCACCTACAAGGATAACGAAGCTCTCTCACAAAACATTGTCGACTCCATCGAACAACGTAAAAACCGTAAGGGGTGGTGGTTGGTATACGGCCTTGGCCAGTTAGGTGAGGTGGATGGCAAGATATACAAAGATTGGGCTATCATTCCTAGCTTACCTCAGGAAGCTAAGTTGGAGCGTATCGGCGTGGACTTCGGCTATTCAAACGACCCAACAGCTATCGTGGCAGTCTACCGGTACAACGGCGGGTTTATTTTAGATGAGATTGCTTTTCAGAAGGAGCTATCGAACAAACAGATAGCGGACACAATCTTAAACTACGACAGCACCATACTCGTCATCGCGGACTCCGCTGAGCCTAAGTCTATTGCTGAGCTCTCTATTCACGGGGTGACGGTGCTCGGGGCGGAGAAAGGTAAGGACTCAGTAGCGAACAGCATTCAGGTGGTGCAGGACCAGCGTGTAAGCGTCACCCAGAACTCGGTGAACATAATCAAGGAGTACCGCAACTTCCTTTGGCGGACGGATAAAGATGGAAAAATCCTCAACGTCCCTGAACATGGGTTTAAAAACTCAATGGATGCGATTGCCTACGCGATTGTCTCCATCATCCGTATTGGTGAACCTTCAGAGCAACAGGAGCGGTATATCGCTTCGTCACGGCAAGATAGACACTTGACACAAACAGATAGCGGTTTATCTTTTTAATGGTTATATGGTATAATTATAAAATGAGTATCAACCAACAAATGGCATCGGGATTAATCGGTCAGATGGAAGAGGAGATTTCGCAATACCTGACAAAGACCGTTGCTATCTCTGAAGATGAAAACTATTCACAGGCGAAACTAACTCGACGTATTTCTCTATTCGAGAATAGAATATATCCGACAGGTAAATTTGATAAGCAGGGTAACTACAAATATTGGTTTGATATTATTACACCACCGATAAACTCTGAGGTTAAAAACATTGACTTTGATACAAAGGACCCTAAGGCGTATTCTAATCGTGACTCTGACCAACTGGCGTGCATCATCACTAACCTGACGTTAGAGAACTACCTACGTACGACAGGACAAGCGGAAGAGATAAACTCTGCCGTGGAGCAAGGAGCAGGGTGGGGAAACATCCTTTGGAAGAGGGTGAATAAAAGTTACGAGCGACTCGACCCCCGCAACTACTACATCATTAACCAGACAGCTGAGTGTGTGGACGAGACTCCGATTATCGAGCGTCACCCGATGACCTCCAGTGACCTACGGAAGAAAATAAACGTCTGGTGCAACGTACAGGATGTCCTTGATAACAATAAGACAAATAGCTATAAGGCAACGATATCCACTCAAGGACAAGATACAACTGTCCCTTACTATGACATGTACGAAAGAAA